AGTTTGTTACGAATAATACATACTTTGTTTCTGTATGTAAATGAAGACGACTTAATACGATACGTTACATCGTCAGGTATGGCAATTGGAGCCGCAAAGCGAATAGTATGCGCTTCAATAGCAGTCAATGTAGGAACAAATCGTCTCTGCATTTTTATGTTCGCACGAGACGAAAGAATTGCAGGCGATACATCGTCAATCAGAGTAAGCAGATTTGAGCGCCTAAACGATTGATTAAACCTACCTGTCTTATCAGAGAAGTAATTATTCACTACGGTCGTCACATTATCTTTAATTGTATTTGCAGAAAGCGTTGTCAAGTTTGGATTGAACTGAAAGAATATCTCGGTTTCAATAAATGTTTTTACCGGGTCTTCAAACTTCAATGTAAATGACGCTACGGCTAACTGGTCAGCCAAGTCTTGAATCGCTGTCTTCGTTGTCAAAATGCGTGAAGCAGATACATCATCATTAAACAGAATAGAAAGAAATACTGTGCCAAACTCTGGTTCAAGTGCATCTTGTCCACCAAAAGATTGAATGTCCTTGATTAAAGACGAGAAGTTTTTCAGAGCAAGAGCCGAGTAATCAGATGCAGTAACCATTCGATTTTGAGAAGCATATCTAAATGGCGCATTCTTACGCATTGACGCAAGAGTTTCTTTTTCTGAACCAGAAATTGAGCGTGATTGTGTAGTAACATTTAAATCATAACTAACCAAGTTTACTGTAACACCGGTTTGTGGTGTAAATGTCTGTGCTAAATTTGCATCTTCACCCGAACTTGATAGATAAGACACAACAACTTTATTACCTGCTTGAGGAACTTGACCTAAAGTATTGCCGTCACCAAAAGTTAATTCGTAGAAACCATTAGGAGATTCTTTTAAGATATACAGCGTAGAGTTTGAGTTGATTGTTACAGCATCATTAATATTTGTGTATGTTGCAAATGTGGAACTTGATGCTGATTGATATACTCTGACAACGGCAGTTGAAGTATCAATAGTGGTATCAGGAATGATGTAAACGTTTTCTTCTTCGCTGGAACCAATCAAAAATGTTTTAGTTCTTGCTGTGCCTTCTTTAATTGAAATCAGATTAGAGCCTAAAGCGTCTTTAAACTCATAAACTCCGGTGCCGTCATCTGTTGCTGTGATATCTTCTGTTGTTTGAAACACATAGTCAACATCATCAACCGTGGTGTTAAACTTGAAACCATCATTAATTTGAATTGTCGATGGACGACCAGCAACACTCGAAAGATTAAGCGATAGTTTTACATCTGCTATAGCCGAGGTAGTTGACTTTGGAATATAACCAATACCTTCTGCAAGAGATACAACAGAAGACCTCAGTTGAGCGGTACCAAGATATGATTCGTTCAGAGCAAAGTTAGCAATCAAACCATTATAATGAGTGTTATAAGCCAACACATCAAGAATATTCGACAAACCTGAGGCTTCGAAGTTGTAGTCAGAAAACTCATCTTGTTCAGCAAGAAATGTTTTTAGATTGTTTTTAATAGCATCGATGTCTAATGCTGTTGATTTAATTGTTGTAGCCATTTATCTTAACCTCGATAGTGTTGTTGTGAACTCAACTATCTCCTGTGTGTTTACAACTTGAAAAGTAAGTGTAACTTGTATTGAATTATTATCTGGCAGAACAGCAATATCAATGTTCAAGACTTCTGCCCGTGGTTCGTATCTTTCTATGTTACTTATAATTTGTTCTTTGATATATGGGGATACAATATCACCATAAGCAAGTTCGAAGAGTTGGCTACCAAGATTGACACCAAAGTCTGGTGCAAATGGTTTCTCTAGAAAGTCCGTTAGAATAAGTGTCTTAATCGCCTGCTTTACAGCCGCCGCGTCAGTCTTCTTGAAGATTTCACCGCTTGTAGGTTTTGCAGTAAAAGTCAAGTCGATGTCCGTATACTGTCGATTACGAGATGTCGTAATCGTTGCTGTCTGTAAGTTAGTATCTTCTAATGCGAATGCTCTTCTTGCCATAATTCTATTTATATCAGTTTTCTAGTATTTCTATGAGTTCGTTGTTTTTTTGTAGTTGGTTGTTGAATACTGTCTGAATTTCTTTATTAAATCTTGCATCAAACGATTCAGGAACATTTGGAAACTCAAGACCAATCTGTGCTGTCAGACTTCCATCTGGATTATATGTGTCATAATCTAATGTCAATTGCTCATAATTGATATTATCTTTCCAGAACTCAGCGACATCGAATGTCTTCTCAAAGTCGATATTACCCTCTCTGTCGATGACTTGATAGTAGCACAAGCGACCATTATACTTCTTTTCTGTTACACTGTCAAGAGATTCTAAACCGCCAGGTCTATAGAGACCTTCGCTTACAACAAGTCTCACATCATTGAAGTGGGTTGTGTTGCCATTGATTGTGCGAATTGCTTCTGCGTGAAGATATAGATTTCGTGCAATCTGAAATCTCTCTGCATTTGTCGAGATGTGATTTAGTGGTGTTCTGTCACCATAGGCTCCAAGAAACTTAGCAATCGTCACACCAGGTGCCAATCTAGTTGCTGAACTAATCGAGTCCTGAAAGTTCGGGTTATATACTGGGTCAACAAGAATAATCATTTAAATCTCTTACCTCTATTTTCAATCGCATTACCAATCGGAGTAAATCCAAAGCGACCCTTAGGTGCTTTACCAACACTCCTACCAATTTTAGGTGGCGTAACTGTATTATATGTCTGGCTCAATCTGCCTTCTGCTACAAGTCTACCACCAATCGAGCGATTACCACTTGAGCGGAATGAAGAGCGTATCTCTTGTGTAGACGGACGCTTATCAAAGATGCCGTTATAGTCATCAACAAATGTAATCTGATTTGCGAGGTCATCAGCAACCTTTACATTCTTAATCGAATATGTGCCAGCCATTGTATGACCCGCAACGATAGGAATTGTGATAGGTGGACCTGATGGAGGAATCGGAACGGCTTTAGGAGTAACAGGAAAACCAAAGCCGCCAGCACCCAGAGACCCAGCGGTACCTGCTGTCAATGCTGAGAATGCATTATTGGATAAGATTGCTTCGAGTGACTGACCCAGAAGATTACCATAGAAGGTAGCGCCTGAAGCGAATGGAACAGGACCAAGAGGACCCATATATGCTTTACCAGTAAAGTCAACAAACTGTCCGCCAATCGCACCACTCGCTCCCATGACAGACACTTTTGCCGCACCTGTGATGTTTGTATTCGTAGCCGTTACAGCAAACTCTTTCTTACCCGTTACAAGAATAGCATTATCGCCATGAATACCGATATCACCTTCTGCTAGTTGCTCGTAGTCTTTCTTCGTAACAATTCTGTAGTCATCAAACTGCATGTCTGTTCTACGACCGACTGTGCGATTACTTCTGCTACCCGACACTTCGTTGATATCGTTACCAAGAATTCTTGTCTTGTTGTTCTGAACAATACGCTCTTTCTTATTACCACCTACATTGACATTGTAGTTACCTGCAACATCTACATTGTAGTCACCTTTGACAACGAGATTGAGATTGCCATTGTAAACCATGTTGCCGTGACCTTCGACAATCAATGTCTGGTCACCACCTGTGACTTCTACTTTATTATTGACAGCGGAGATGATGACAGAGCCATCTGCTCTCATCTCAACACCAGCACCTTTGCGATGCTTGATGAGAACACGTTCACCACCTGGCGTGTCATCATACTCAACGACATGACCAGATGTTGTTTCTTGAACTTGATTGAATGGAAACTCAGATGCACGTTGTGGTTCAATGTTCAGCGATACGCCGACTTCACCACCACCGATATAGAGTTCGTTAATCTTCGTGCCACGAGCCGCTTTATTAATTGACGAGCCGTAGTTATACTCACGCTTCGGAAACTCACCAGTCGGATCCTGCATACCATCAGCAGGAACACCAATTGTTACCTCTTGCCCTTCACCTTGCTTGAGTCTGGCTTCTAAGTTATCTTTTTTCGTAGTCATACTATTTCACTCGATTTTAATGGCTCAGTATTCAGTGGGTCTGTTGTTACATTTTTCTTTCTAAAGACAGCTTCAACATAATCAGGAACATCAAAGTATGGGTCAAATTCAGAAATATCTAGGTCGTTGTGACCAAAGACTTGACCACCAGGATACTTCTGATAATATATCGACAAGAACTTTTCAAGAGTTGTGAACTGCTCTCGTGTGAAAGATTGAGCAGAACGCAGTTCACTAGGATTTTTTACACCCGATGATGCATTAATACCACCAACAAGAGCGACACCAAGTGACCTTGTGTTATGATTGTTCGTAGATGTATGTTCACCCACTTTATTCGGCGGACGTCCTCTCTGAAGTCTACCATCTCTTCTAATTATATAGTGATAGCCAATGCCATCGTGTCCAAGTTGATTGTGTATCTCATTGATTTCAACAGAACCGACATTCTTGTTTGTAAATGTATCTGTTGCATGAAGAACGACTTCAGTAATTTCACGACGAATTAATGTAAATTCGGTTTCAAGTTCCTCAACAGATGCGATATATGTAAACAAATCGCTTGATGTGTTTGCACCTGACCACTTCTCATTTAGTTTAGCAATCAGGTCTGGTTCATCAAAGAGTGGGTCAACAACAACAGAACCTGAGATTGTTGAGTTGATAACATCAGTCAAGAGTGTATCACCAACACTATTATATCTGTCTGTTATCGTGGCAATTTCAGAATCAGGAATACCATTCTGTTTTAATACCTGTGATGTCTTATTGATTAACTCTTTAGTCGTCGAGCCTTCTACCTGAGAAGCAAGTTCAATCGCTCGAGGCGATACAGAAACATTCGATAGTGAAACCTCTTGCACAGACTGTGTGAAGAGTCGTGTATTACCACTCACTACATTCTGTAATATAGTCTGCTTTTTCGCATCAGGGAAAATAGATATGCCACCTGTGAGAGAATTGAGAACTTGACTGGCTTCTCGTGTTACTGTTTCAAAAACATCACCAAGAAGACCTTTTCCTAGCAGACCCGATGAGACACCTTCAAGAACATTTTCTTTTAAATTTTCTGCCTGAGAGACCAAGTTATTGATTGTTCCAGTAGCGTCTTTTACTGTGCTAACAATATCTTTTGCACCATCCAGTGCATCGAGAGAGTTCTTTGCGCTTGTTACACCTTCGCTCAATGCACCAATTGATGTTACATTACTCACAGTATCTTTGAGTCCTGCTACACTGTTGATGCTATTTACAGAACTTACACCTTTGACGACATCTGTTATATTTCCAAAGTCAGCGACTTGACTTATTTTACTGACATCCGCGAGTTCGCCTACTGATGCGCCTAAATCTGTGAATGATGATGTCAGGTCACCTGCTAGACTTGAAGCACCTGCTTTAGCGGCGCTCATCACACCATCGATGCTAGGAATGCCTCCACCTGATGTGAGTTTTGCACCCATATCAGAAATAGAACCCAGACCCGTTAGAAGAGAGACGATTGAAGCAACAGTGTCAGCTATTCCGCCACCTGAAATGCTTGTTGCAAAACCACCAGCGGCAGAATCATATGAGACAAAGCCACTATCATTTAGATTTGCGTTGATTGTTGCTGTTGAATATGGCATAGTGATTGCTGTCGGATCTAATACACCTGAAAGATTAGGAACACCATCAGTAATCTCACAAAGACCTTCACCTAAGAGAACATCGTTTGGTGTCATCTGAACACCGTCTAGACTTTTGATACCAGCGTTGATAGCACCAGCTTTCTCACCAACGAGCGTTGCGGCTTTACCATATACTTCATCTTCAGCAATAGGAGCGAAGCCGAACTCTTTTTTTCTGTCGGCTGCAATGAGTCGAGTATTCAGTTCATCTTTTGTAAAAGTTCTTGCCATTATACTATCCTATCAAGAAAATCTTTTGCTTTTGCTTGAATACCAGATGATTGACTTATATCGTTCAGATAATATCTTGCAAAGATTTCAGCAGTGCCTTTCGGTCCTTCGACCTTGTCTGACTGAATCAAAAGAATATTTGCTTGTGCTTTCTCATTATTTAGTTCATATGCAACGAAACGTAATTGAGTCGTAAACAACTCATAATCGTTTGAGAAGTTCTGAAGTTTTCTATAGCGGTCTGTATTGAAATTACCAATGCCTTTACCATCTTTACCCGTAACACCTGTTGTCATCTGAGATGCATTTGATAGACCTGCAACAATTGACACACTTTGCTTGATTGTATAACCCAGGTTAAGAAAGAACTTAACAGCAACCTTTTCACGATTATTTTGTGTAGTTTTAGAGGGTACTGTGATGAGTTCGTTCTCAATTGGTCTATCACCTTCAGTAATCACATCAAATCCTAGATTAGTAACTTGGTCCGCTTGATTACTTTTCCTCAAATCAAATACATTCTGATTTGTCTGAACTTCTGTTGGTGTCTCGATGTGTGGTAAAGAACCAAGCACAATTGGAACTTGTGAGTTTACGCCATCAGCAAAGATTCCGAATACAAGCGCATTTGCTTGAATGTTTGGACTACGACCAATACCTGAAATGCCACCTTCTGTTGTTGGAAGCATACATTGCGCCCACGGCAAATCATTCTGAGGAATATCTTTTGTTGACTCTGTGTGAATACCATGAACACGAATCTTCACACGACCTTCCAGTCCGTATGGTGGAGTTGAGTCAATCACTGTAGCAACAAACCAACGAGTGTTATCACCATAGTATTCTGACGAGATTGGTTTCATTTCATAATTCATGATTGTCTCTCAAGTTTACACACATTCATGCTGACTGTATGTTCAGTTCCTACAAATGTATGACGCACATCATAAATAAGTGCTTTACCGGAACGTTCTTTGTCTGTCAAGTCGTCTTTGTCACCATCATCTGTTCTTTCTACATCATCACTTGATATTTGAAGAGAGATGACATCGCCACAACCAGCGCCACTAATAAAGAAAGTCTCGCCCGCAACAGAAATATTGAACATATCTTTCAATAAATGATTTCTGATTGCTCGTCCCTCAATCTTCTTCTTAAATTTAGATGCATCATATTCGTCGTGATAACTCTTGTCTTCACCATAAACGCCACTGGACGTAAGTGTGTGATAGCCAATTGAATTATAATCGTCCATGAATATTTCATCAAACTTAGCAAGCGGGTCAAAAACGTTCTGACGTTTTATATCGATTGTAGTTTCTTCGCTAAGATTTTTCAATGTATCACGAATTGAATAATGACTCTTTGTAACACGACCGGTATTTAAATTTGTGTTTGCGTATTCAGCACCAATCGAACCTGTCTTGATAAGTGCAAGAGTGTTTGACATCTCTACATAGTTAAGGTCTTTGATAATAGATGCTCGTTCAAGACCCGTTGCTTTTTCAGCCGCAGAGATATTAGATGGATTATATGTGAATGGAAGTTTGCTATTCCAAGGTTCTTGTCGTAACATTGCGTCAAGATTACCAAGTCTTAGTCTATCGTCATG